CGAGCTCCGTCAAGTTGGGCTCTGGCTCTGGTGGAGGCTCTTTGGGCTCGTTAACCTCGAATTTGAGTAGAAATGCGTTATTCTCAAACCCCTGAAAGTTAATGAGCTGACCATCCTTGTCGATCCAGCGAATCGTGAGCCGTGAAATCTTGGAGATGGGTGTATCAAACTTGATGGACAGTTTGTAGTCTGTCTGCTCCTTGAAGTTTTTCACCCCACCAGACGGTACATCCATCGGAATCATGCCAAAGGTGGATCGAATGGTTGTACCGGCATACGTCTCGCTCACGAGCGACTTGGAATCAATCATCCTGACGGACCTCAACTCGTCAATATCCAGAAATACAAACTCATTCGTCGATAGATCCATCACATTTACAGATCTGATGATGCTTCTGGAACCATAAGACAGATAAGCCGGGTCAGTAGATGCCACAATCGAACTTTGTACACCCTGAGTGAGGCCGGTCATTCGCAATATTTCATCCGTCTGAGCCTCGATGGTAAATGGTAGGACGTTCGAAAAGATCAGCTTACCCTCATCCTGTGAAAAGTTGACTGATATGTTGGAAGCTAGACTCAGAGCCGATGCCAGACCACAAGCAGAGTAAAAACCATTGGGTATTGAAATATTAACACTCGAGTCTATAGTCAGAATATTCGACCCATTTGTTAAGTTGTAAATTGAGTTGGGGACTTTGGCTGCTATGAGTTCGACACCTGTAATTTGCTGTACTGGAGTTGTAAGATGAAGAGTATAAGAATTGCCGTGTGGATATTGTACCGTGTCACGATTCGTTGAATCTGCATGAACGTAAAACATCTTCTACTTGTAATATAGAAGATGTTTGACAGCATTTCGAACGGAGGCTGCTGCAAAGGGTCTACTATTGTAGTATCGACAGGGCAGATTGTGTTTAGTGGTGATGGAGCTGGTCTATCAAATCTCAACGCCTCTAATCTTTCATCTGGCACTCTCTTGTCTGCGCGTCTACCAGTTACTGGTGTGACACCGGGTGTGTATGGTGATGCCGGAACAGTGGCCCAAGTCACACTCGACCAGTATGGAAGAGTAACATCGGCTTCGAATATTGCCATCCCTGGTATCAGCACATTCGACAGTATCACCTCAAACTCGGTCCAGACGTCCAATATATTTGGTCGGACGGCGACTCTGAGCGGAATCACAGGTCTTACTACTCTCACAGTCACAGGTAACATAATTTGCACAAATCTCACAGTCACTGGAGGTATAGTCACTGGAAGATCTACAAGCTATGGTGCTCTATCGACTGATGTATACATAGGAGTAAATGGCGCAGGTGTAACTGTGACACTCCCACTCGGGTCAACTCTCCCAGCAGGCAAGACTTTCATCATAAAGGATGAAGGAGGAACAGCTGGTACATCGGCGATTACAATCTCAACAACAAGCCCAAATCTATGCGACGGATCAGCCTCAGTTACCATCAATAGAAACTATATGGCACTCCAAATCCTGTGGACCGGGACTGTTTGGAGTATAATTTAGTATATAGATGTATTAGAGATGACATACATACCAGCTCTGAATTCGCTCGTGTCCACAGCCAACTCTACAATTGCACCTCTCGCGGGTGGTGCTACATTTACAGGTACACCAGAGGAGGTGAGCCAATACGCATCAATCAGCGTGAGTTACTATATTCAGCCACCGACTGCGACAGGTAACATCATGGTTCAATTTTCCAATACTAGTTCCCCATCCAACTGGATAGCTATATCAAACGTGGTTTCGCCAGTGGATAGTACAACTTCAAACGGCTTCACACTCGATACAACAACATCGTGCCAGTACTTTCGAGTAGTGTACAAAAATGACTCGAATGCCCAGACTTCATTCACCATTCAGACTATTTTCCATCCACAGGCTCGCATCGCAGTGAAGACGAACCGACTTACCGAAATTATGACTGATTACACGGATTGTGTGGATACTCGGGCATTCGTTTGGGGTAAGACACTTGGGGGTGGTAAATATGAGCAAGTAGCAACAAACGGAGACAATTCACTTGTTGTTACTATGGGTGAGCCGCGAACTGCCTTCGGTTCTCTAGATGTTTCACAAGATACACCAACATGCCAAGTGGACTTTATATATGGTATCAACAACAACCTCGTAAGTAATACACTAGCAAATGGTGGTCAGGTTGGCTGGTTCAACGGAATGGCGAATGTCACTACTGCGGCTACTCTGAGCAGCTCAGCGACTCTGACATCCGTGAGATATCTGAGATATCGCCCTGGGCAAGGTGTCAAGGCGCGATTTACTGGAATGTTTACAGCTGGTGCGGCTGGGAACACTCAACTGGTTGGAATTGGAGATAGGACAGTTGATGGATTGTTCTTTGGATTCAACGGAACATCATTCGGTATCTTGTACAGAAGCCATTCAGTTGATACATGGTATCCACAAACCACATGGAACATAGACAAGCAGAATGGTGCCGGAACAGCCTCTGGTCAGACTCTAGATCCCACAAAGATCAACGTCTTCCAAGTTAAATACCAGTATTTGGGTGGCGGGAATATGTTTTTTTATGTACTCAATTCGTTTACTGGTAGATTCGATCTTGTACATGTTGTTCGAAATGCAAACACAGCAACTCAAACAAACTTTCGTAACCCATCTATGAATTTCATCATGACATCGTACAATAGCGCTGCATCAACCGCAGTGTGTAAGGTTTCAAATTCGTCTGTTGCACTATTTGTAGAGGGTGTCAGAACCTTTCTCGGGCCACTCCAATCTGAAGATGCATATCTCACAGCTATACCAAATACTACTCTGACGTCTGCACTAGCGATCAGAAACGCAACAACCCTGAATGGAATACAAAACCGAGCATTTGTTCACCTTCGATCACTATCTGTTGCCATCAATGGCGGAAACACTTCTACGATTGTCATCTTGCGGCTTATTAAAAACTACTCAGTTGGTCCTTCCGTATTTGTCCCATTAGATGGAACAAGTGTTGATCAGGGTGTGACAATTACTGGAGGGAACTCGTGTGTATCCAGTAATGTCCAGGCTCCCACATCATACGTAACAGTATCAGGTGGAAAACAGGTATTTTCGACTGTTGTTTCGGCAACCTCGATAGCCGTAGTGGATTTGACACCATATGATATATCTGTATTTCCGGGTGAAACTCTTTCATTCGCCGCCTTTGGAACAGGTTCAACACCACTCGTCGGTGTTACAGCGGTCTGGAACGAAGACATCTAGGTGCTCTTCTTCATAAAAGAAATTACGAGTAGACCCAGGAGAAGTACTGCACAAACTGCAATTATAATCATCCTTCTCTGGTCCGGACCCTTGTCAATTTCGACGGGTGAGGGGAGACCCTCTGGACGTTCCAGTGTCACTGGAGTCTCATCGCATATGAGCCTGAGAAGGAACGAGTTTTGCTCGACTCCGTTGAATGCCAGAAGATTCCCGTATGCATCCTGCCATCGAACAGTAAGCTTGGCCACTTTCGGGATACGCTGAGGAAAGTCGGCACTCATATACGTGTCAGAATTTGAGTCATAGACCTTGAACTTGCCTGGATCAACATCCATGGGGAACATGGCAAAAACTCGCTCGACTCCTGGTGAGTCGGTAGTCTGCCGAACAATAGTATTTCCTGAAGGTGTTGTGGATGTCACCGTCACCATCTTTCGAGCATCATGAGTTCTGGTTGTCCTGAACTCTTCAATGTCCAGAAACACAAACTCATTGGTGGCTGTATTGATAACATTCGATGACTTGATGAGGTACTTTCCGCTAAAAACTGTATTGTTTGCATATTCAGGGAAGGTTGAAGATGCAGCCGAGTTAAGGGTTCCTGTGATGCCCGTCAGCCTTGTTGCCTCGGCTGTGAGTGGGGTCAGTGAAAATGTAGAGTCTGTCGAAATGAACAGAAGCTTCCCTTCTGCAGGCAGTACATTCGTTGTCAGTGTCGGTACATTCTTGGAAACTGTCAGAGTATTCGACAGCTGATCAGCAGAATAGAAGCCGGGTGGCAAGTAGAGATTGGATGATGAAGTTGCATTTGAATATGTCAGGAATCTGGGGGTGTTAATATTGTACATTGTGTTTGGTACCTTTGCAAACATGAGTTCTACACGTGATACATTCCGTATGGGTGTTACCAAGTTTAGAACGTAGTTGTTCCCGGAGGGGTACAACGAGGTGTCTCGATTTCTGGAGTCTACATACAAGAGATACTCCATCTACTATCTGAATCTAAAACTTCTCCAGCAGTCCGCCGCCGATGCCGCTGTCGATGCTGTACTCACTCATCTGCTTACGGACCATGTCCTGGTCGCCGCAGATGCCACCTGGGGTCAGACCCATCGAGAATGCCGATGTGCTGGACATCAAGCCTGGTGTGCACTCAGCCTTGTAGGGCAGGCTGAACAGGTCACCCTCCTGAGTGTACTTGGCAGCCAGGTCGACTGGACGCAGACGGCGCTGATCAAGCAGGAAGCTCTTCTTACCCATCAGCTTGGACAGAAGCCAAAGAGCCAGCAGAGCAACCAAAACGTAGGTAACCATCTGACGCTTGTTACGATTGAGGAAAGCCATTTGTTAGTAGTCGACATTATTTTTGCGTTAAAGCCAGTCGCTTCATTTCTTATAAAGTGTCAGATGGCTGACGTAGTTGTTACTAAAGATACTGGGTTGACGATGGAACTCGATGCGAATGAGCGGGCTCTGCTGGATGAGATTGACATCCAGCGCACAATTCCTATTGCAAAGCCCCCGATGAGAAAGCCACCACCATACCGTCCCCCAATGCGACCCATGATGACCATGCCTCAGACTCCGATGGAGGAGTACGGCGAGATGGATCCTTCGATGGATGCTTTCATGAACCCCGTCAAGCGTTCAGCTGGTGGGGCTCCACCACCCCCTGAGGAGTGGGACGGAGGTATGCCACCACAGGATGAGTTTGAGATGCCTGGTGGAGGTATGGGTATGGGTGGAGGTATGGGCATGGGCGGACAGATGCCAATGGGTCCTCAGCCTTCCGAGGGGTACACATCCATCGAGGATGAAAAGGCGGACCTGCTGAACAAGCTGGCGCGCCTTGAGAAGAAGGGGTTCAAGACATCGGGAAAGCTCTCCACATACTCTGATATCGAGCAGATCCGTACCGAGTACAAGCGCATCATGTACCAGATTGAGACTGACCAGTCCGTCAAGGTGGCTCGTCGGGTGATGATTGCTTGTGTGACTGGCCTCGAGTTTCTGAACAAGCGCTACGATCCATTCGACATTGAGCTCGATGGCTGGTCCGAGAATATGATGGAGAATGTGGATGACTATGACACTGTCTTTGAGGAGCTGCATGCCAAGTACAAGAACAAGGTGGCTGTGGCACCAGAGATTAAGCTTCTGATGATGGTGGGTGGATCGGCAATGATGTTTCATCTGAGCAAGTCCATCTTCAAGCAGGCTGGCATCTCTGGTGGTGACGCACTCAAGAACAACCCTCAGCTGGTTCAGAATATGATGGATGCCATCAAGAAAACAGCCGCTCAGAACACACAGGGTGGTGAGCGCCCACCAACTCCGCGTGACATGAATGGCCGTCGCGAGATGCGTGGCCCAGGTATCGATCTCGGCTCTCTGATGACTGGGTTCATGGCGCCACCACCACCAGCCAACTCTCGCCCAGTTGTTCGCGAAACTCAGCCAGCTCAGATGCTGCCTTCAGACGATGACCTCTCCGACATTGTATCAATCACATCAGACACGAAGGATGTGACGATCAAGTCGGTGGGCCGCAAGCGAACAACCAAGAAAAAGAAGGAGGTGACGCTATAAAAATCTCCTCTAATTTAAATGCTATCATATGCACCAGTTGACTTCAGTCCGCCACCCACAAGATACAAACCGGTGCTTCACAAAACAGGTTCAGTTGGTGAAGTAACGGAATGCAATTATCTAGTAATGTTTTTTGTCATTGGAGTTTTCTTCATGGCAATCGTCGATGGATTCAAATAAACAGACAGCCCTGAGGCTTTTGTTCAGGCTCCTTCTCACAGGCAAAGCCAGACTCGCGATACATGTTCAGTCTCTTTTGCCACATCGCAAAGAGGACGCTCCAATGATCTACTATATCGTAGATTACTGGATGGTTCTGCTTCCCCTTGGTCTCTCGTAAGATACGGCCCACGGCCTGCTTCACATCAGAGTGAGGAGTGGACAATATCACAGTGTCGAGGCATGGAATGTCAAGACCCTCGTGAGCCTGGCTGAATGTTGCTATAATAACCTTCTTGCGACTCGACTCTTCGAGATCCTTCTCCTTCATACCGCCAATGTACAAGCCAGACTCTGGCAGAGCCTCGTGCATCTCGAAGCAGTGTCCTCTGCGATCAGTCAGAATCAGAATCCTCCGATCATCAGTCATGCACTCTTTCACAGTGTCCAGAATCAACTTGTTCCGCTTCTCAATGCCAACCAGCAAGTTGACAATGTCTACAAGTGAAACCTTACCGATGCGGTTGATTGGTGGACCAGAGTTGAACTCTTCACAGTCGAATGCCAGCTTCCGAACCTCGACATGCTTCTGGTTTTCGCGCTCCACCGTGAAGAATGAAGCCCCTAGAAACCAGTAGAGGATGCGAGTCAGACCATCCTTTCGCTCTGGGGTTGCAGTGAGGCCAAGCGTGTACTTTGGGCAGAGCTTGAACATAAACTGAGAAAAGGCGGGAGCTCCTATATGATGAGCCTCGTCAACGATGAGGAGACCGACCGAGTCGAAAGACCCAACTGGGTGCTCTCTCTGACACATAGTCTGGATCATAGCAATTACAAAGTCGCACTCGAGCTCGCATCGATCACCCTGAACGATACCGACAGTTGAGCCAGGGCAAAACTGGTTGATGCGCTCACGCCACTGATTCGCCAAAAACTCCTTGTGAACAACAATCATCGTTCGAACTCCCAGCCTTCCCGCAATCGCAAGTGCAACTGTGGTCTTTCCGAACCCGCAAGGGAGTGAAAGAACCCCACCACTTTCCGTCCGACTGAAGCAATCCATAGCTTCATTCTGGCGCGTCTGGTCGCGTAGCTTGCCCGTAAAGTTGATTGTTGCTCGTGATGGTTCTGGCCGCTTATCAACTGGTTTTCCAAATCGTTCAGTGCCGTAATATCTTGGTACGCACATATTCCCCTTTGTGTCGCATCTAAAAACCTTGAAGGATGGTGGTCGAATCCCGACTGCATTCTCGATTGGTCTTACAGTGAGCTCCTTTTTTATGTCTGGCAGGTCCTTTGTAATATATCCAGTTCTACTCAACATACTTATCAGAGCAGCTGATTTCTTTTAGTACCGGGAACACATCTCCATCCCAACGTCTATTCTCAATAACCACCGTGACAGCCTCACCAGTTGCCAAGTCCTGGACAGGCCTCAGCCCGTTCACAAGGCACATCACCCGGTTATACCTGAATGGAACCTTCACCTGAATCACTTTGTCGCTTATTCTCAGGCAGATGTACTTGCGACCCCCAACATCGAAAAAGGGTTTCGTTATAATCGCCTCCATTTAATCTTGCCGTGTATTAAATGTGGAGATTGGCTTTAGGACTTGTTCTGGCTGTGATTCTTCTCTGGATGCTGTTCAGACGCAAGAGCGGATACAAGCCCCCTCTGTACCAGCCAACAATGACTGTGGATGAGCTAAATGTAGAGTTTAACAAGTCAGCTAGTGATCTGACTGCCGAGATGGAGGTGCTCAAGTTGATACCAGGAAACGAGTCAAAGGCTGCTGAATTTGACCAAAAGGCAAAGGAAGAGTATGACAAGATCAACAAAGAGTTTGAGTTGTGGAAGGCGAAGACGGTTGAGGCTGCCCCACCGATGAACGAGCAGCCCCCAGCCCCCGCACCAGCAGAGGTTCCAAGCCCAGTTGTCAATGTTCTCCCAGTGTCTACATCTGCAGAGACCCAGCAGGTTTCACCTCCCGCTGAGATCTCTCCCGCCTAAAGTAATAGGCCAACTCTGGGGAGTTATCATGGGCAATACCAATTGCAATAAAAGAAAGATACATACTGTCATCTAGGTCAATGCTCTTGACATTTACAACTTTAGCTGCACTCATCAACAACTCTTTGATAAACTTGACTTGTGGGAATACTCTAGGACGAAACAGATATATGCATTTATGCAAAGGAGAAAGCTTGGAGTAAATAGTTTCACATTTACGAATCGGTAAAAATCGACAAAAATCATTGAACATCGGGTGAGGAAGTGCATTCTCAAGATATGTGTATACATTACTGTAAATATCAGGGTCAATTACAGAGTACATAAACTCTGCATCCTTACCAATATCATACGATCTAATTTGACCTACTACTTCACTCTCATATTCTACGTAAAGCTCGTATTCATATCCATCATACCCAATCATCATATATTCATCTGCACGAGGTTCTTGAATCTCACGCTTGAAATGAGTCAGGAATTTGTTATATCTTTCAGGGCCCAGCTTCTCATTCAAAAACGCAGGAAGATCCTTCATTTTAGTAGGTTCGAAACCGTAATTCATTCTATTGGTGTTGACCCCACCATTAGTATATTTTATTGAAATCTCCTCGTGATACACTGAAGTCTCTTTCAGGTACTTCTCCATGACATACTCTAGAAAAATCTCTTTATACATTAGATGGCAGATGGCACATTATACTTACTGCTATTTACCCTACTCGCTGCAATAGCCATAGGGGTTCGGATGTATATGAAGCAGCAGCCCAAGCCAGTTGACACTGGTAAGGTAAAGTCCGAGGCTCAGGCTGCTGTCGATCTCAGTTTTTCAGCTGAAGAAGCTGCCAAACAGGCTGCACCATCGGCACCAGGTGCACCAGCACCAGCCAATCCATCGGCGCCGGGAGTACCTTCAGCTCCCTCTGCACCCGGGGCGCCAGCCGTACCAGGTGCTCCAGCAAAGACAACTGGCGCGACGGAGCCACCCGCCAAGACAACTGGGGGAGCAGCCTCGACACCTGCAGCTCCGGCAACACCTGCGGGTCAAGCAGCCAACATAGCCAAGACTTTGGCCAAGGATCCCCAGTTTTACGCAACCATTGCAGCCAACATGGTGTCGGACAAGATTCTGAACAAAGTCTTTACAAAGTTGGCGACGAAGATGCTTGAGCGCAGTGCGTCAAAGATGGGCAGCAAGGCTTTGCTGAAGGCTTCTCTCAACTCGGCTGACAATATCCTCGAGAAGCTTGGTACTCGTATGCTCACCAAGGCTACAACCAAGGCGGCAACCAAGGCGGCAACAGCGGTCGGTACAAAGCTGGCATCCCAGGGGGCAGCGGCAGCCTCAACCGGCCCCGCAGCACCACTTGTCGCTGCAGCAGAGTTTATCTTCAACGCAACTCTGGGCTACATGGATTCTCTGAACTTGGGAGGATTCCAGGATTATACGAGCGGCGACGATCTCATGAACCAGAAGAAGGAGATGGATAAGATTTTCAAGGAGGAGGTGGTCAAGCTCGGTGTGGCTTATCCTCTGTTGTACGGCCCCCTCGATAGACTCGGTGAGACTGGTGCCAATGCGTACACCACTGCTCTGACCACTGAGATTACCACTCTCATGGAGGCTCCGAACAACGAGTACATTGAGGGTGCAATGGTGAAGTTTAGGGCTCTACCCGAGGCGCGCCAGGGTGAGCTGGCACTCGACAGCAATGCAATGACTGATTTCATCACGAGCAACATTGACATGGACAAGGTGATTGACACGGCGGTTAATACTCTGTGCACAAAGAACAATGGCAAGATGGTAACTCTTGATGGGGGTCGCACGCAGTGCGGGTTTGCAGACTCTAAAAGCTGCAAGAACTGGCCTCTTACTCCCCAACATCCAGTCTACATAGAATGGAACGCGACAACGAATCAGTGTGAGATTAAGCCATCTCTGATGCGTGTCACTTGTGAGAAGATGGGCAAGGGTATCACATACAACGAGACAACTGGTTCCTGCAACCTGACGGAGGAGTACTGCCTGCAAAAGTCTGGCACAAAGAATTGCAAGATTAACAAGGCTCAAGATATTGCCGAGTCGATATTCGGCAGAGCATTCGTCCGAGGTATCCTGAACGTGTTCGACATTGAGAATATGTACGAGCCATGCCCATCCGGTAGCATCAACCCAACAGCCTGGCTAGCAGAGAACATAAGCAAGAATGTGGATCTGGGTAAAGCCTCAGGAGCTTTCAATGGTTTTGCTAATATGAATCTGACCTGCTTCAGTGACAAGTGCCAAGAGCCAACAGAGAAGGGTTCAGGTCTCGGCATAGGTTTCTGCTATGCCAAGTGTAAGGATGGTTTCTCTTCAGATGGTGCATCTCAGTGCATCCAGAATTGCCCACCAGGGTATGATCGCACTGGCGGTCCAATGGGTTTCACGTGCGCAAAGCAGTGCCCCGCAGGAACTAACAAGCCAACGCCAGGAGATGTTGTGTCTTGTACCCGACCAATGCAGGTGGGTCGCGATCCGATTCCCGCCAAGCCCAAGTGTGACCCGGGTGAGGAACTAGGAATGGCTGGAAGTCTCCTATGCTACCCGACGTGCAGGGCTGGTTACAAGTCTGATGGGATAACTCGGTGTATTCAAGATTGTCCCGCAGGAACTGATCGCACAGGTGGTCCAGCAGGTATAACATGCGCAAAGCAGTGCCCCGCAGGAACTAACAAGCCAACGCCAGGAGATGTTGTGTCTTGTACCCGGCCAGTGCAGGTGGGTCGCGAACCAGTTCCCACCAAGCCCAAGTGCAATGCTGATGAGGATACCCTTGGACTCATCTGCTACAAGAAGTGCAATCCTGGATATTCAAGCCCACCAGGACTTCCAGAGTGGTGCTACAAGGATTGCGATGCTGGGTACAGACAGACAACTGTCGATTTCTGCGCCAAGGATGGTTGTGACTCAAATGAAGAGCGCGGCACTGGCCTAGGTGTCGGATTCTGCTATCCAAAGTGCCGTGATGGATATGGGTCCGACGGAGTGACATTATGTCTGAAGGGTTGCGACTCTGGTTACACCACATTTCCACTCACTTGTACGAGAGGATCAGACTCGAGAGGCAAGGGTGGATGCTGCGCCAGAGCATGTGCATATGGAAAGTGCTCAGACAATGGAAAATGCGGAAATTCATGCCCAGCTGGATACCGTAATGATCCTTGCACATGCTTCAGAGATGCACATACATATAATCGAGATAAGTACAGCAGAGGTGCAGGACGTACATTCACAAAGACTTATTCTCGCGATCGCTACAAGCGCACCTCAGCATCTCGTATGGGGTGCGATGATGGTCGCACAGAGACCAGCCCGGGTTTGTGCTCCAAACCCTGCCCCCCCGGATTCCGTGGTGTGGGAGGCCCTAATGGGGCACTTTGCGAGCACATCCCACCAGCAGGATTTGAGAATGGTGCAACCGCTGCTCTCTACCAGCGCCCAGTTACAAACAGCGATGTATACAGCCGAGGAGGTGGAGTATCCAGAATGAAGTGCGATGATGGCCGGACAGAGACTAGCCTGGGTATATGCTCCAAACCCTGCCCCTCCGGATTCCGTGGTGTGGGAGGCCCTAATGGGGCACTTTGCGAGCACATCCCACCAGCAGGATTTGAAAATGGAGCAACTGCTGCTCTCTACCAGCGCCCAGTAACAAAGAGTGATACATATCTGCGCAAGCTCGAGGGCCCTTCGCTCAAGATGTCTCTACGTAAACGCAAGTTCCCTGTGCCAAGCACATCGGAGAATGACGTGAAGAACTCGTCACTGGGCAAGCGAGCAATGGAGCTCGGTAGCGCAGTGAAGAGTGGAGATCCACTCGCAATCGCAAGTTCAGCTGCAATCTTTTCGATTGCATCAAGCCCATTCACACAGGCATTCGGTCTAGCCCCACTGACAGATCTCATCCCATCAGGGAATGACTTGTCAAACATGGCAAATGATGCCGAGTGGTAGACTAACCAGACTTTTTCTTAGCCATCAGCTTCAAGATGACAAATATAATGAAAATAATAACAATACCGATACCGACATACTTGACGGTATCCATCGAAATACCAAGACCCTTCATGAGGCCTTCGAAACCCTTGCCAGCAGCCTCACCACCAGCTTCGAGCACCTCACCAGCGGCCTCACCGGCAGTTGCAGCTGTATCTGCCATAAGACCCAGAACCTGAGCCTCGAATGTAGTCTTCAGAGTAATATCACCACCTGGAGCGTATGACGTAATATCCTTACCGACATCAACTACAACCACCTTGTCGCTCTTGGTATCCTTGACTTCAAACTCACCATCCATCGAGGGTGTAGTCTTGGACCCAACAATCGTAACCCGGTCCTGGTTACGAATCTTCAGTGCCGGATCGTATGTAATCAGAACAATCTTCTTGTTTGCACCGATACCGAATGCGAGTCCAGTCGATCCAGCCTCAGTTTTTGTGATTCCCACCTTTTTACCATTGAGATCATTGAACTTGTCCTGGGCATACAAACCAGCCGCCACAGCAGCCAAACCACCGATAATCTTGCCAGCATTCTTGGATGCAAACTCAGCCGCCTTCTTTGCAACACTCTGAGCAGTCTCCTTACCTACACTCTTGGCTGCACCCTCAGCAGCCGTCTTCGCGACACTCTCCGCAGCCGACTTGGCCGCCGCCTCTGCTGCAGTCTTTGCAGCAGCTTCTGCAGCCGACTTAGCAGCCGCCTCTGCTGCAGTCTTAGCCGCCGCCTCCGCCGCAGTCTTTGCAGCAGCAGATGCAGCCGTCTTAGCAGCAGCTTCTGCCGCCGTTTTAGCTGCCGATTCAGCAGCGGTCTTTGCAGCCGCCTCAGCAGCAGTTTTCGCAGCGGCTGATGCTGCGGTTTGTGCAGCTGAACCTGCGGCAGCTTTAGCAGCTGCTTCCGCCGCTGACTTTGCTGCAGCCTCAGATGCTGACTTTGCAGCTGCAGATGCCGCAGCTGAAGCAATTGGATTTGCGTACTCTCTTTTTCCAACAAGTTGCATGTAATCCATTACTAATCATTTACAAAAAAATACGCTTCTTTTTCTCCTGGAACTCTACATTCTCACTAATACCTGGGATTGTGTCACGCCGCTCCATGATTGCATGAAGCTCTGGGGCTGTCAGGGTGATGGCACCTACGCGAAAGTCTTTGAACGCCTCACACGTTACTGGAACCATAGGCTCGATGATATCCCAGATCATCTTGGCATAGTCCCGAATCTCCTTCTGGGCATGAACATCCATCCGCAACTTTAGAAAGTGCAAGAGGTTGTGGAGGTTAATCTTCCAGTAGAATTCAGTATTGAGGTTTACTGGTAGTACAGTGCGCGCAAGCTCGCGTCCACACCCCAACTTCAGAAGCTTCTGATAGGCTGTATACGCTTCAAAGCATGCATAACTCTGGATATACTTCGCCTGCTCGTTGAGCTCTTCAGGAAATGGATCGTCCGAAACCTGACGATTGTTCCTCGACTGAAAGCGAAACTCATCAGTGAGGAGGAAATCATCAGACATTTCAGAGTACCGAGCAGACATCTCGTTCACTGAGGCGGTCCGGTGGCGCATCCACTGCCTCGCCACAAAAATCGGACACTTGATGTGAAACTTGAACTCGACCATCTCGAACGGGGTTGTGTGCTGATGGCGCAGCAGATATCGAATCAGAGATCGGTCATCCGATGTCTTTTTCGTTCCAGCACCATAAGACACCCGGGCAGCCTGAACTATTGCCGAGTCTAGATTCTCTCGCGGCATAGAGTCCACCAGTCGGACAAACCCACCATCAGGATTCATTATCATTCGAGAGCTTAAACTCTTTAACGAGTTCTGACACATTTGAATAATACTTGGCGAGATCCTTTTTGAAGCGCGCCGTGTCCGTCTGACCCGCCTTGTACAGATATGCCAAGTTAGCCTTGGAGTAACGAGTGCGAGTCTGATTTTCAGTTGGCTTTCTCGGTGTCGCAGTCTTCTTCTCGGCAACTGCAACAGGTCGGGCATTCACAAATGACAAAGCCTGCATCACAGTATCCGCCAAGTCATCCTTCTTTTTCGAAGCATTGAATGTTGGGACGAGATCGGGGTTGGTCTCAGTGATGAATGCCAAGCAACGCTCAATGGATGTTTTCTTGCGCTTGATGTACTGAGCCCGGCCAGGTCCAACAACATCTGGAATCTTGTGACGTGCATCCCAGATGATAACCTCCTTGTCATGAATCAGAAAGTAGGCGTGCAAAAAGTGCTCCACCGACTTGATACCCCTGTTCTTGTCCGGCTGCTTTTCAATAATAACCTTTCTCACTGGCCCAAAGTGAGCTGCGCGCTCATCGAGATGGCGCTTCATGCACGGGAACAGTCCATCCGCGTGCATAGGAGGGACGCCTGAAACGTCCCAGTAGTGAATCTTCTTCGTATCTGGGTGAATGACACACAATGCCAAATTCTTGATTCCCACGTCAATGCTGAGCAACATACTCATTCCAGAGGGCTATGCTCTAAGTATAAAGTTTGCGAGACCTTGTTATGCAATGTGGATTGATAACCGTACTGGTGACATCAAGGTGTACGAGACTCAGCCGGCCGACCCATACGTCAAGAAGATGACGTGGGTACCAGAAGAGGGTGCCTGGGTTCTATTCAATCCAGGTCCTTCACCAGAACGTTTCCGCGAATACATTGAGAAACACAGTCAGTGTGGTCACATGATGGACTTTATCGGACTTGAAAAACAATATCCGGATGTGGTGGAGTATCTAAAGAAAAAATAGACTCAGTACTCATGTCTGAGATTTGGTGTTGGTGGTGTTGCCATCCGTTTGAAGGGCCTGAATTGCACCTGCCCTACAAATACGATGACAGGCGAAAGAGGTTTACTACGATGGGTACATTCTGTTCTTGGGGGTGCATCAAGGCGTACAACATCGACAAGGCTTCACCTCGCTGGGGTGAGATTCAGCAAAACATTACACTTATGCGACGTGATGTCTACAAGAAGCTTGAGCCTGTTCCGACTGCTCCGAAGCGCCAGTGCCTGAAAGTGTTTGGTGGTACAATGACGATTGAAGAGTTTCGTGGTTGCAAGGATCCCCCATTCGTCCAGATGCCCAATGAGATTCACATGACATGCCGCGTCGGTATGTCTGAGCTCCAGGATCGGGTTCAGGGTGTAGTATCTCACGCATCAGCTGAATCGAAGCTGAAGAGTATTCAGGATACAACCACCAAGCCGGATGAGTTGAAGCTGAAGCGCACAAAGCCTTTGAAGAGGGAGGAGAGTGCCCTCGAAAAGAGTTTGGGTATTAAACGCAAGCTACAAACTTGAGAGTTTTCATTTGTTTGATGGTGGGTTTAGATTTCGGTGTATCATCATCCCGGCTCGAGTGCCAAGTCGAGCCGAGATGAGCCCGCCACTCTATATGATAACGATCCAGAGTCTTTCTGCAGAGGACGCACGGAAGAGACAAACCAGGCTTGCCGTCAGACAGGACACGCCAGACAACAAGCTCACCGTGTTTCCTGTAGAGCCATCTAGGAAATCCAGCAAGACCAACTCCATCCTTGTTGGCAAGTCTCAGCATCTTGGCCACCAACTTGCGCTCAGCGCAACATATACAATCGTTAGTCACATACGGGACACTGATTTGATAAATCAGGACCGCTCGTCATCCAGCGAGACATGGAGCAGTGAACAAGAGGGTACTTCGACATTACATTATGAGAGACTCTATCGTTTAACTAAAAAGTGTGACTCCAGTAAACCCAGGATGTCCAAGGGTCCTGAAAGTAAACCTGTAACTCCTGAACAAGGAATGGCTCTGCGCGCCAATGTTCGAAGCATGTTCCAGCCGTTCTTCACGGACAAGGTGCACCCTTCGAACATTGAAAAGTCTATCCAGAACTGCACCTTTCGTCAGTTCAAAGAGTCTGGACAGGTGGCTTCGTGGGAGAATCGCACTTTTGTGAGCACGTACAAGTGCTTAGCTGTGGGTATGCTCCAGTCATTCCGGAGAAGCAAGGGGGTTCACGTCGAGCTGAAGGTGGTTGGGGACAAGGTTGAGCTGCAGTATGAGAATCAGCTGGCTTATCGCTACCGAGCTGGTCTCATCCACAAGGATATAATGAAGAATCCTCCAGATGTGATTGAGCCTGAGGGGTACTATGCTGCTACACGGATGAAACTGAAGAACAAGGAGGCTGCGATGGAGCAGAACAAGGCGAAGGAGGATGACTACGAGGGCCAGTTCAAGTGCGGTAAGTGCAAGTCGAAGAAGACGGACTACTATCAGATGCAGACGCGCAGCGCAGACGAGCCGATGACCACTTACGTCACTTGCATGGCTTGCGGGAATCGCTGGAAGTTTTAATACAACGAACACTTTGCCATTACAGAGTCTGCGTGAACATTCTTATACTCGAGCATCTTGAACACTGGACTGAGCAGGTTCATAGTTAGGCAGTGCATATGGAGGTGACCAACCGAATGGTTGGGGTGCACGTGAAAGTAAAAGTCCATGTCCCGACCCGTTGTGTCAAGCTCAAAGGTGCGCAAATCCCGTATGAACCCGTCATGGAGATCATCTGGCAAATTGCCAAAGTACGTGTGAGTCATGACACGAGACACCTTGCCGCGAAACTCCTGCGTATCCATCCAGGTCCGAACCTGATCGCGCATCTCCTTGATGAGATGCTGGTCGCCCGGCTCGAGTGTAGCTGCGTTATAGATGCGAGCATGTGGTACAGCCAAAAAGTGGCCGAATGCCATCCCGGCTCGCTCACCGGCCACCTCCAGATACGGTGGGGCATGATTCAGGTAGAGCGAAAATGTCTCGGTCCGAGCTAGGCAGGCAGCATTGGTCTCATTGAACCAAGTGAAGATGGGCATCTTTGCCATTGGACACTTCATACCTTGGAGTAGATTCCACTCTGCCGGAACCTCCTCGAGGCGCTTTTGCATCCGGAACATCTCAGCCTGTGACTGAAGATCCATACAGTATGAGACTCGTAAACTTTTAACTAAACAACTCCGTTACTTGATAGATAGCATGAGCAGGTGCACAGGCCTCACGGCAAAGAATCATCGATGCAAGCGCCCTGCTCTATTCGGTACAGGGATGTGCTGGAACCACGCAGAGTCATGCCCAGTCTGTCTCGACAAGGTTGGGACCAGGGATGATACATCAACTCTACGGTGTGGTCATGCATTTCACTCTGGATGCATCTACAAGTGGCTCGAGAGAGATACGAGGTGTCCTATGTGCCGGAGTGACACACGAGACAAGGTGACTCTGACGATCCATTACAACTCTGATGAGGATCTCCCACCCGAAGATATTATGAATCACACGATACGTAATCTCCTACAGGAGAATCGGGTCCGGACAGATGTCTGGATTCGCAGGAGCTACGTATTCACGAATGACGCGGGTGAAAACGTTGCAATCGTAGATGCATAAAGATTTTCTGGTCATGTAGCACAATGCTCATCAAGGTTCTGACAGAGCTCCCAAGCGGCAAGACTACAGCTCTTGTCGCCCGGATCTTCGATACTAAGGGTGACATCTTCACTATCCGATACCTCAGCCCAAGTGAGGATCGAGACCATGGATGCATCGTCTACCGCTACGAGGATCAGACATACGAGATTGATGATGATTCGATCACCTCGTATCTAGGGACGGATGATGAGACTGACATTGGATTCAAGCGAACCCAGGATGATGGCTTTGTTCGGTGCGACTCGGACTCTGACTATGTTCCATCCTCAGATGAGGAGACTGAGTCAGAGCAAGAGGTGGAGTCGGATCAGGATTCTTATGTTGATGAAGATTAATGGATGCCCGCACTCTGATGCTTATTGCCGCTGTTGCTACCGTTGCGTACCTGATGCTGAACAAGCCCAAGAAGGAGAAGTACTGCGGTTGTGGTAAATAAAGAACTTGTTCGCTTGTATTACAATGTCCATCTCGGCAAAGTTTCTTGCAGCGTTCAACCCAGAGAATCAGGAGCACGTCACGTGGTTCAAGCGGATGATTGCAGTGGCGAGCAAACTCAACGGTGAAGAGGCTAAGATTGATCTGGTGGGTGAGATTCAGATGAATCCTATGAAGGTGGAGTTTGGACACGATGATGCTCTCCAGTGGGTTCACGTTCACTTTTGTCTCGCAATGAAGTACTGCCAGGCAGTACTCGACCACCGAGCTTTCATTCCAGACAACTAAAAAGCGTGGATTCAAATATCCTAGGTTTAAAAATATAAGAAGATCCATTACACAATGGACGCTGAGGGCCGTATCGTCGACCTCGCTCTCAGCTTCGATGGTTGGGTCTTCGGGGGCTATGTCCGGGACACTGTGATTCGCAAAGAAAAGGCGTCGGATATTGACATTTGCTTCGCACAAGACGCGCCCATGCATATTTTCATGCGGGTGCTCAACCAGGATCACGAGGTTGAGATTGTATCAGACCGGACACATCCTGATGGGCTCTACATGTCGCAGGGTATCCGGCGCTTGGTCAAGGTGATTGTTGACGAGAAGATTCACCTCGACCTCTGCAAGTATGAGGGATCGTTCGAGGACTGGCGCCGCGAGGAGTCGACCGACTTTACGTGTAACCTGTTCTACGTGTCACGCGACACGGCTCTCGGTCTGCGGTACATCCCGAAGGCATATAAACTCCTTGCAAACCCCATCAAGCACCTGGTCGACATGACCAAGCGCAAGGAGTTTGTGCGCATCTGGGGTGACGAGAATCTGACATTCAAGAATACGTGTACGATTCTGAGCCGGACGCTATCGCGCGTGAAGCGGGGGTGGTATCTCATCAATGACACAGTAAACACCAAGATGGCGCATGTCATGGATGAGACGGAGAACCGTCTGTGGGACATTGTAAACGAGATTGATCACCTCGTCGAAGAAATGGAGGAGGACGAGACCCCTATGCAGGGGAATCCAGATGGTATAATTCACTGAAGCGCTCTTGGTAAAACTCGAGTGGCGCATCAAACAGGTACGATTCACCCCGGACACTAAACCCCTTGTTTGTACTCTTCATAGAAGAGAGTGTAATGAGATCGAGCATATTATTGCTGCAGTAAAACTTGAGATCGTCCACGTCCCACTTGATAATTGAGAGGTCCTGTAGGAGGTAGCTACCGTTAGTCGGTAGAATAAGGCTCTCGTCATGGTCATTCAGCATATCAGGCCATTCAGATGTTCGGCGCCTATACTCCTCAAACATACTCGCCACGAGCTGAGCATCATCCGGCCGCATAAAACTCACAATTGAAATCTTCATCGCTTTATCCTTTGGTTGGATGGCATAGATCCTGTTAGGAGTTTTGTTAATGGTATAGGCCACCTTAGATCCACGAGCAGTCTTCAGGGGGCGAGTAGGCTTCATCGGTGGTGAAAGAATGGACATGTGTATACAGACGTTTATTTTTTTAACTAGTATACATTAGAATGGCACTTCCAGGACCTGGTGTAGCTATTAGTTTCAGTCAAGTCAACAGTACATTTGGTTTGACAACCCCTTCGCCAGTCAATTCAAAATACAGATTCGCTCCTGGTACTTACACCCCAGCGAGTCCAGTGATTCCTGTAACATCTGCTGCGACTTATCCAATTGATATACTCCATAGCAGAAACAAACTAACAATTTCACCATTCAGAGCTACTTTTACATGCCCTGTTTCCACAACACCATTTACCCAAACCTGGACATCACCAGCGACTTCATCGGGGACTGTGCGCGTTCTTTGTGTTGGTGGAGGTGGAATGGGTGGACCAGGAAACTTTGGACCTGGTGGCAGTAAAGGTGGCGGGGGTGGGGGTGGTGGGGGCGTTACAGTTGATACCGTTAGTCTACTATCTAGTACCGTGTATAATATCACAGTTGGTGGAGGTGGGAGTAACCCTTTACCAGCTGGTGGGGCGACTGGTGGTACCTCAAGTTTTACCAAAACAGGTGTCGGAGCTGTTAGTGTAACAGCTGGTGGAGGTGGCGGCGGCGCAACATCCAATCCAGCAAGTGGTACACCAGCGGCCGGTGCACCTGGAGGTAGTGGAGGAGGTAATACATTCGGAAGAGCTGGAGGTGTTGGAAGTTTACCGGGTAGAAATGGAGGAACCGGAAGCCCTCAGTCGGGTGGGGGAGGTGGAGGAGCAGGAGGAGTTGGAGGAAACGGAAACCCCACAATTGGTGGTGCTGGGGGAACTGGTAGTTCGCACAATCATAGCGGTGTATCATTTACTTACGGGAGTGGCGGTGGAGGCGGTGGAGTAAATGGAGGACCAGTGAGTGGATCGGGCGGTAGTGGAACTGGTGCCCCACAAACCACAAGAACAGGAACAAATGGAACAAATGGACGAGGTGGGGGTGGCGGTGGAGGTTCTAGTACAGCTGGTGGACAAGGACCAACTACAATTGGAGGTTTTGGGGGTGGCGGTATAATAATCATTTGTTATCCTTAAAGACTTGTTTCGATTACCTCTCAGATGAGAGGTCTTTATAAGGTTATACGCAACTTTATTACACCTGAAGAGGCTAGAGACGTCGCTGAAGCTATTAAACAAAGTCCACCAAGTGAAGGTGATTCACAAGTTACAAAAAGTCAGTCTTATTACAATCTTCCTATATGTAACATATTACTTGGCAGAGTTGCTGACAAAGTATCAGCGGCTGCTGGAAAGAGATTAACCCCTACATACTCGTATTGTAGGGTGTGTTTCAAGGGGGCGGAACTAAAGGCTCATACAGATCGTCCAAGTTGCGAGTACTCTGTAACACTGAACTTGTCACAAACCCATCCCTGGGTAATTTACATGGGTAAGAGGGGCGTCTGGCAAAGTCCCGGAGACGGGGTATTGTACAGAGGTTGTGATATAGAACACTCTAGACCAGTTTTTGAAGGTGACGAGTATGTTCAAGTGTTTCTGCATTATGTAGATGCAGATGGTCTTTACAAAGATTACAAGTATGATATGAAAAAAGATAATCCGATAACGTACCATTTTACATATCTTGACCCATTCCCAAACCAAGTCAATTACTACTGCTTCGACCAGGTTATTAGCACGGAGAATATTGACAAACTACGCACAATTCTCGATGGTAAACAACTCCACGATGCTGAGATTGGTGGGGGGGATGTCAACAAAGTCAAGAGGAGCTCACGGGTATATTGGCTCCCAAAGACTGAAGAGTTTGTGGAGATTTACAAGACTTTTCAAGAACTTGTAGGAAAATGCAACTCGGAATTCTACAAGTTTAACATCACTGAAATCTCGGAGCACATACAGTACACAGTGTACAACTCCACAGAACAAGGTCATTACGATTGGCATGTAGACATGGGGCCAAACAAGGCTCGACGAAAGCTTAGTCTCGTGTGCCAGATATCAGATCCATCTGAGTATGAAGGTGGTGAGCTTCAAATTAATGCAGGAGAGATTATGATCCCAGAAAAGACCAAGGGGACAGTTATCATCTTTCCGAGTTATTTGTTGCACCGAGTAACACCAGTAACGAAAGGCACCAGACGTTCACTCGTTCTATGGATTGAAGGTCCAGCTTTCATCTAGTCTGTGCAATTGAACCAGCCAGCCACGGCCCACCTCTCACCCCTCTTGAACTCTGTCACTTCGTGAAGCATCCCAGTATCGAGCACAACCATCATATTAGCTCGAGGCTGAACACGGTGCACCCCATCAATCACAAGGGCTCCACCATCCTCCACCGGAACATCATTCAGGTAGAAGATGAACGCCTTGTCCCCCTTGCACCCATCCCGATGTGGCGTCAGGAAGCTTCCTGGGACGTAGCAGCTCACGAAGCATGTCACAATGTCAAGGTTGAGGAGCTGCTTGACATCCTCTGGGACGGCGGTAGAGTCTGATCGCTTGTAGATGTACCGAAAGTCATCCTTGCTCGTCTGGACCTTTTCCAGAGTCTCCTGAAAGTCCGTGTCTATGAAGTGCTCATCACCCTTGGCTGTCACCTTGAGTGGGAGCCCCTCACACTTTGATCTCATATATGCAAACAACTCTGGCGGGAGGTAGTTGGTAAAGACCTCAAAGGACATTTAAAATTGGTGAATTTTAAAGACCCAGGTTTGGGCCGCGGCTCCATAAACCAACCCAAATCTTGAAATGGAGTGCCCCGTCTGCTTCCAGGAGTGCCCTGCGGTCCGCATGGTCTGCGGGCACTCCATGTGCCGGGACTGCCTGACCAACTGGTACCAGAAGGCCTCCAACAAGGATTGCCCCATGTGCCGCAAGCCCATCTGCTTCCGAGGGTTGACCAAGCTCAAGGAGAGCTGGGATGCAAAGAGCTGGGAGGCCAAGTACACCGAGTCTCTGGGCAACTGCATTGATGAGATTTGCGAGCAAGTCTTCGAGGATGGGATGGAGGCGTTTCTGCCCGTCATCTTGGGGGACATTGACCAAACCTTCAGAATACTGCGCGAGATGGGGGTTGATCCGGAGGAGATTGAGTACCTGCTGATGGAGGAGGGGTTGTACATTTCTGAGCGCTCGCTAAAGCTGCACTGGTGCGACGAGCCCGTCGCGTTCCAGGAGCCAGTCTGGCGGCCAGCGCATCTACTGCTTGTCTGAACGCTTTGACCAATATTGTTCCCCGTAATTCACAAACACTTCCTTACCTTTTTGAATGTCCTTGTTCGCCTGAATCACCAAGTCCCCCTTCTCGTCCCAGTGCCAGTCTGCGTTGTGATCATCCGCGTGATTGTAGAGAGCCCCATAGCCCAGGGGCAGAGCGTGAGCATCCTTATAGTGTATATCGTAGTGCGTCAGGACTGACTTGTCTGTAAACTCCTTCGTCTTGTCATACTTGATGGTGGGAGCCACCTCAATCACCTCACCCTTCTTGAAGCATTTTCGAGAAAAAATACCCCTGCCGTGAACGGGTGAATCCCTGATTTCAACAGTCTTGTCGATAACCTGTCTCGAGAACAGTAAAAAGATTGCGAGCGCCAATAAAATAAAGGTGCTGACCTTAAAGATCATTAACTCTTGCCGAGATGAGATTTTGTAGTTTATTCTGCACCCCTGAGCCACCCAAGACCCCATCTCCTCCCCTGCATTCATTTGATGACCCAGATCCGTATGGGCTCATCACTACTGAGCAGATTTTGTATATGGCTGCAGATGAGAACTTCATGACAGCTTGTGAGTATGACATCTTTGTCAAAAACTCTTACAAGTTTCCAGCCAACTGGACCAGGCATCACCCCAACCTCTGGCTGAGCGATATACCCAGCGCCACGTGTACACACCTAGATGTCACGGAATGTGTCAGATTCTATATAAGTCTCATGCATCTCCACATAGCGTACGATGCTGAGATGTACAAGCCGCCAGACGGCGTTGGGTTTTCTGCGATGATAAAAAGTATAGCATACAGATAATGAAGCAGTATCTTGTTTTGCTGGCACTCGCACTCGTCATCTGGTGGCTATTCTTTCGCAAGCCTGAGAACACATTGGGATGCCCCATAAAAAAACTTAACGAATATTTCACTGATAACAACTCGTTTTGCGAATCAACCTATTCAGAGTGCAATCAGTTTGTAGACCGCTACGTGTCATTTGAGGGTGGCCCAGAGGCTTTCAAGAACCTTCATGACCATATTCACAGTAACTATAACAACATAGTTGCTGGGCTATTTGAGAGAAAGGATGTGTTCAAACCTGACGATATGAAAAAGTACGTAAGTGCCATCAATGAGGTTCCAACCATGTACGTTGATGAAATGTCAGAGATGTACAAAAAGTACACCATACCAGAGAGTGTCCGTACAAAGCACATGAACATGATCAACTCTCAGCATGAGCGCAGAATGCAAAAGGATAACAAGTGGTATAAAATAATGGAGCCCTTTATTAAAAAATGATGCTCATGAGTCCAGTTATGTGTGTGGCCAATCCCCAGAACAAGCGTATCAAGGTGAAGCAAGTCAAGGCGGCGGTCCAGCAGGCTAAAGATTTGTGCCAGAACTACGAGGACACTGTAGAGTGTAAGGTGGCTTGGGACCAAGCTACGGAGCTCGATCGTGCTCTGAAGAAGCAGAGCGAGCGCGAGCGTAAGGTGGCTACTGAGCTCATCTGGTTCAGTGATCTCGAGACGCGAGAGTATGATGTTTGAGCTCTCTCTTCAGGCTTGTCAGCTCCTCAGTTAGTTCTGAGATTGTTCCATTATTCTTGATGATATAGTCCACCTTGAGTGTATCGATTGGAAGCTCGTGAGCGTGATTCGAGCACCCCTGGCGCTCTATGCGCACAAATACAGCCCCATATTTACGTAGCATATCCAGGTCCTCCTGGTACCGAACATCAGTAATGATTGCTGATTTTCCGTCCCAATTCTCCAAGAATCGATGTGAGAAAAACTTGGGTCCATTGAGTTTTTTCATGGCATTTGTTAGATGTACCATCGCTTCGCGTGGCGTAACATCAAAACGAGGGTCTCTCAGGTCCTTCAGATGTCCCTCCGTGTGGTTGTCAGTCCAGCCATAGAGCACTCTGACCGCATCCTTGACTGGCTGAGCAAGCTTCACAATGGGCAAGCCCAAAAGCCCCGCCACAGTATCCTTCCCAGCCCGTGCGCGACCTACAAGACCCACAAGAGCCATGTTATACACTTATAGAATAGGATCCCTTTTATACTAAGATGAGCTGTTCCATATGTGTTGAACCATTCAACAAGAGTTCCAGACTTCCAGTCAAGTGCCTGACATGTCAGGCTATAGCATGCTCTTCATGCACAGAGACGTATCTGTGCTCGAGTACTCAAGATCCACACTGTATGAGCTGCCGCGTCGGATGGACCCCTGAGATGCTCGACTCGTGTGGGCTCAGCAAAAAGTTTGTCCGGCAGACGTACAAGACTCATCGCGAGAATGTTCTATTTGAGCGTGAGCGAGCCCTGATGCCTGAGACTCAGCCTTATGTCGAGCGCAGACTCAAGATTGTTCGCCTCGAGCAGGAGGCGGCTGTGATTGCCAATAGAATTATCGAGGTTGATCAGAAGATTAATCAGATCAACTCAAAGCCTCTGGCGGTTATAGCGGTGGAGATTGGTACAAATGATCATCTCGAGTGTATCCTGGAGCGAACCAGACAGTCTTATGCGATTCGTGAACATGCTGTATCAGACTACAACAAGCAGTCGATGTTAGGAGCTATGATTACAACTGTTCGTAATGCTCATCTGGGAACAGATGTAAAGAAGGAGGCGCGCAAGTTTATCCGGGCTTGTCCTCACAACGGGTGTGCTGGGTTTCTCTCGACTGCATGGAAGTGTGGAGTGTGCGAAAACTGGACCTGTCCAGACTGTCACGATGTCATAGGGCTTGATAAACAGGTTGGGCACGTCTGCAAGCCCGAGTGTCTCGAGACGGCTCGTCTGATTGACAAGGACTCTCGCCCCTGCCCCAAGTGCGCCTCGATGATCTTCAAGATTGAGGGTTGTGATCAGATGTGGTGCACCCAGTGCGCTACAGCCTTTAGCTGGCGTACCGGAGCTGTTGAGGTGGGTCGCATCCACAACCCTCATTACTACGAGTATAACCGTAGCAGAGGCCGGGTGGCGCGCGAGATTGGAGACATCCCGTGTGGTGGGATGCCCTCAGATCGTCAAATAGTCGATAAACTGCTGAACATCAGCGACAAGCAGTTTATCCAGAATGTTGTACGACTTCACTGGCACATTGCGCACGTAACAATTCCCCATTATAACACTGGCCTACCCAACAACATGGAGCTTCGCATCAAGTATATGATGAAGACCATCCCTGAGAATGTGTTCAAGCAGAAGATTCAGCAGAAGGACAAGGCTACCAAGAAGGGTACCGACATCGTGAATGTCCTGAATACGTACCAGCTGGTGTCATCAGAGATTATGCAGAGAATTGTAGGGTTTCGTACTGTGCAGGAGTTTACTGATGGTTGTGAGGAAATCTCAGAGATTCGCAAGTACACGAATGATATGCTGGGTATTATTTCGAAGCGTTATGCGTGTGTAACCCCATTCATTACCGTCACATTCGGTATCACCACTGAGCGCGCTTGAAAAGGGTGCCAAAATAACACTCAGGTATAAAAGTTGACTGTTCGCCAACTCGAAATGGATTCCAAGAAGCTGAGCGCGTGGCTGGAGGAGGTGCAAGGCGAGGCGGCGGAGTATGGGTGGGAGTTTGAGCACGTTGATGCTCTGATTCGCATCGGTGAGCACACAATCAAGCTAGGCATGGCAGGTGATGGGTTGGAGTTGTTGGAAAAAATGGAGGAGGTTACAGACTTTATGGAGCAGTGGGGGGTGGACTCTGATAGCGTGGAGGAGTTGATGGAGCTTATTCGAAAATATCTCGTGTAATAGTATGTTATGGCTTGGTCACATCTTTACAACTCGTCTCTACTTTGGTCGATTGTCCATCAAACAAAGTGTAGCTAGCATCGCCCCCGATCTCCCTATGGCGCTCTTAGGTGTGCAATGGCGAAATTGGTCTGAAATACATGAAACACATATGTACGCCATATTCTACAGGATTCCACATTCACTCCTAGCGGCCCTTCTAGTCCCGCGAGAATATCGGCAGATTTACATCTTTCATATTCTCGTGGATATACTGAGTCATACAGGTAGATGGTCCATCCAACCTCTGTATCCCCTCGAGTATCAGGTTCATGGGATATGGGATCCAATAGAATGGCAGTAGTATGGAGCTTATTCGTAAACTTAAGGAATTGGATAGCTGGTACATTAATGTCTGCAATTCGCAAGATGATTGAGCGTGAGCTTACGATGAAGGCGGAGCTGAAGCAGCTTCGTGAGGAGATCAAGTCTGAGATTGAGGGAACTGCCACGTACAACTCGGTGTATGAGGCTGCTATTGACGTGCGCGACATGGTTGTCAATCAGAAGTCGGCCAAGGCTCACGCATTTCGCGTAGTCTATGAAGCTCTCAAGCCCAAGGACGAAGACGATGAAGAGAAGGAATAGAGATTGGTTTGGTGTCTGACCAATCTGGGAGGTCATGGGTCTGAGTTGAGCAACTTGCAGTCCTGGGTCTTATTCGTATAAACAACCCCATAAGTAAACCGATTCCAAATTCGTATATCATTGTATACATTCTAAAGCTTCTGAACGTTTTAGATGTATGCGATTCCATGCGCTAGGTCTTCAACACACCATCACCTCGAAGGAGTACAATGCCTGTGCATACACCCAGAAGGTGGTCAAGTTTTGCAAGATGATGACTGGACGTGGTCACACAGTGATTCACTATGGTCATGAAAAGTCGAATGTAGTCTGTTCCGAGCACGTGACTGTGATGACTTCTGAGGTGTATGACAGGGTGTACAACTATGACTGGAAGAAGGAGTTTTTCAAGTTTGATGCATCGGATGAGGTTCATCAGACGTTCAACAAGAATGCCATTGCGGAGATTCAGAAGCGCAAGCAGCCGAATGACTTTTTGCTTGCATTCTGGGGCTATGGCCACTTTGACATCTGTATGGCTCATCAGGATATGATTTGCGTAGAGCCTGGTATAGGATACGCGCCTAACGCGAGTTTCTGCAAGTGGCGCATCTACGAGTCATATGCTCTTTTGCACGCATCAAACTCTGAGCTGTGCAAGGTGAGCTGGTACCATGCAGTCATCCCCAACTACTTTGATCCAGAGGAGTTTGAGTACGAGCCAGAGAAGAAGGAGGATTACTTTTTGTTTGTGGGTCGAATCATTGATGAGAAGGGTGTAGGCATAGCTATCGATGTTACTCGGAGACTCGGGGCTAGGCTTGTGATAGCTGGTCAGGGGACCCCAGAGAATATCAGCCTCAAGGAGTGGCCAGAGCATGTACTTCACATCGGATATGCAGATGTAGAGGTCAGGAAGCGGCTTATGGCCAGGGCCAAGGGTGCATTTGTGCTGACTCAGTATCTCGAGCCATTTGGTGGGGTATCTATCGAACATCTCATGTCAGGTACACCGATCATCACAACAGATTGGGGGGCGTTTGCTGAGAATAACATCCATGGTCTGACAGGCTACAGGTGTAGAACATTCGACCATATCATGTGGGCGGCTCAGAATATAGACAAGATTAAGCCTCAGGCTTGTAGAGACTGGGCGATGAGTAACTTTTCACTCGACAAGGTGGCTGATATGTACGAGGAGTACTTCCAGATGGTGTATGATGTGCACACAACTGATGGCTGGTACCAGCTCCATCCGGAGAGAAAGTCGATGGATTGGCTCAGTCGAATATTTCCTTCTGCATAGGGGATAAAAATATAAGATGCGTCAGATGTATGGCTCGCTTCACCAAAGTGCTGAAGTTTACCAAACCAATGAAGAGTCTCAGATTCATGGCGCCAGTCAAGCCCTGTAATGTAGAGTTGTGGGTTGGTGGTATGAAGATTGCTGATAATCAAGGTGATGGTACACTCAACTTTTTTTCAGGTCCATTTGTTGTACCATTTAATCTACTGAAGTATACACCCGTCGGCCTCGTCAGTGATTCTGAAATTCCAGAAGTGGAGATTGAGACAACGAATGATGTTTTTCCGTCTGATTATGAGACGGGGGTTGAGCGCCGGGATGGTACTCGCAACCGTATGATCTTCACACAGGGTTTGTTTACGTTGGGAAGTCCGGAGTGGGTATAGCAAATTCCAAAAAGGGTGTCTTGGCTGGACCCAGGTCCCTTGAAATCCAGAGCTAGCCAACCAACCAAAAGCCCGAAGGCCTACCTAAACACACCCAGCACTCACAAAGCAATGGAGAGCCTGACCATCACCCAGTTCATTTCCGGCCAGGTCGAGGCCCTGCTCTACGACAAGCTGCACCAGCTGCTCGGGGTCATTGCGGCCGACTACGAGCTGAGCCACGGTGAGCTCGTCGAGAAGTACCTCGTC